CCCTATCTATAAAAGATTATCCTTCTCAAGATGATATTGAAACTTCATTGAGTCCTTTTACAATTGATTCATCAACTTTAAAAGTTGACACTAGGGCAAGAGGTAGATATGCAAATATAAAAATAGAAAATACTGGTGTGGGTGAGTCTTGGAGATTTGGTACATTCCAAGTAGATTTACAACCAGATGGAAGGAGAGGATAATGACAAAAGTAGTAGTAAGATTACCGGAACCTAAAAAAGAATATAGTGAGGATAATCAAAGACAAATTAACAAAGCATTAACTAATATTATTGAACAATTAAACTCTACATATTTAACACAACAAAAAGAAGACCAAGAACGATTTACCTGGTTGGGATTAGGATAATGGCAAATATATACAAAAATGATAAAGTAAGTTTAACTAATACAGACGTTACAACTTTATATACGGTACCAAGTAATTCACGTGCTATTGTTAAATCTCTTTTAATAGTAGAAGATGCAGGAAGCGCAGCAGTGGTAAAAGCAACATTAACCAACGCAGCGGGAACCGTATTTGTAATAGACAATAATGTTAGTTTAAGTGCTAATGAAAAAGAACAAGTATTAACAGAACCTTTAATTATGCAAGAAAGTGAAATATTAAAAGTACAAGCAACTAGTGGTGCAGTAGATGTTATTGCATCAATATTAGAAATAAACAGGGAGGACAGATAATGCCGTTTATAGAAACAGAAGCTTCTGTTAGGTATGAAACAATTAATGGTAAAAGAGTACCAGTAATTACACCTAAATGTGAAGTAACACTAACCAACACAGAAACAGGTCAAGAATATATGTCTGATGCAGAGGCCTTGGCAGATGTACAAAATGCCAATACACCTACAAAAGCAGAACATATACGAAGAGATGTAAATGTGACTGTAGAGGAAATAAAAATAGGCGCTGACTTTAATATCAGCGATTGACGGATGTTTAAAAACCTTGTAAATTGTAATACACTCGCCTTTTTACAAGCTTTGCGAACTTGCTGTCATTATATAATATAAAGAGAAAATATGGGATTTTTAAAAAAAATATTCAAACCAGTATCGAAGGTATTAGATAAAGTAATACCAAATGAAATTAAACCGTTATTACCATACGCGGCAGCGTTTGCACCGTTTATAGCTCCAGGCATTATGGGAAGCTCTGTATTACAAAGAGCTGCGATGGGTGGTGGTTTAAATATTTTTGGACAACTATCACAAGAAGGTAATGAAGGTGATATTAACTTATTATCAGCGGGACTCGGGGCGTTGTCAGGTGCAATGTCTGCACCAGGTCAATCTCCAACTGTAGGACAAGGAGTTCCTGGAGCAGATTTTACTGGAGCAGATTTTGGATTTGAAGTAGCAGGTAACACAGCAGCTTCAGGCACACCAAGCGCTGGAGAATTTTTTAAAAATTTATCTAAAGGAGCAGAAGGTAGTGGTGTAATGGCATCAGGTCAAAGATTCCTTGGAGATACTTTAGCTAAAGGATCTGATATGTATGCAGCAGGGTTAAAAGAAGGTTTATTTAGTAAAGCAGGTATGAAAGCAGCAGCATTACCAGCAGCAACAGCAACTGGTGATTTAATGTTTGCACAAGCTAAAAGAGATCAAGATGAATACGAGCGAATGATGGAAGAAGAAGCTGAAAATGAATACGCATCTAACGCATCAAGAGCATTAGCTATTAGACAATCTATGGAAGCTTATGGTTTTAGTGATGACGAAATTGAAGATGCAATTGCAGCAGCAGGATATGCATATGGTGGTAGAGTAGGATTAGAATTTGGTGGTATACCAGCAGCATTAGAAAATATAGAAGATGATGAAATGAAAGATACAGCAAAATTTGTATCTGCTATGGATGATATGGATATACCTATTATGGATATAGTAGAAGAATTTGAAATACAATTTAAAAGAAAACCAAATAGTTTAGAAGAATTAAAAGAATTTTACAAAGACAGATACGACTACAAAGGTCCAGCTGATGTTAAGATAAGAGAAACAATGGAAGAATCTTTTAGAGAAAAAGCAGCCGAAGGTGGACTAATGGATCTTGGTGGTAGAGAAATGGATTTAAGAGGTGGAGGATTTGTACCTATTGGTAAAAAAGAAAAAGCAGACGATGTGCCTGCAAGATTATCAAAGAATGAATTTGTAATGACAGCCGATGCTGTAAGAGCAGCAGGTGGTGGAAGTGTTAATGAAGGTGCAAAAAGAATGTATAAAGCAATGAATGAATTGGAGGCTCAAGTATAATGTCAACAACAACAACGATAACAAAACCAGCACCGATTATAGAAGGTTCGCTTACCGCCTTTTTAAAATCACTTGATAAATTAGGAGCGGGTGCAGTACCATCTACTTTTTCTGGAATTGATACATCTAAATACGATCCAAAAGTTGCAGCACAAGATGCTTTACAAACACAAGCAGCAAAAGCAGCAGCAGGACTAGGATCACTTACAGGACCCGATGCATACAAAGCATTTATGTCTCCGTATCAACAAGAAGTTATTGATACAACATTAGCAGAATTTGACAGAAACCAAACTATCCAAGACATAGGAATGAGAGATCAAGCCATTGCATCTGGTGCGTATGGTGGAGGTCGTGAAGGTGTTATGGCTGCAGAGTCCGCAAGAAATGCAGCAGCAAGCAGAGCACAACTACAAGCACAATTATTAAACCAAGGGTTTCAACAAGCACAACAAGCAGCATCACAAGATCTAGCTAACCAACAAGGTTTAGGTGGTTATCAAAGTCAACTAGGTCAACAGCAACAAGCTTTTGCACAAGCTAAACTAGATGCAGCACAGATCGCAGCAAAAGAAAAACAAT